TGCGACTCTTCCTTAAACAAGTAAGAAAGAGACTGTATTCTTTTTTGCCAAGACTTATATCTTGTTTCTCCTTCTTTAATCAGTTCACCAATCCATACCGTCTGAGGATCAGTGCAACTAATAAAGTTTGCAACAAAAAAATCTATGACTTCTTTATCTTCTTTTTGTCTGGATAACTTCTCAAACCAGTATCGATCCTTTCGTTTATAAAAGGATTGAAGAGATGCACGACTTTTACCTTGATACTTGTGATAATCATAAGAATCTTTCGTAAAGTGATTCTTCAGAGCAAGGTAAGTCTTATAGGTATCAAAAGGCACCATTCAAAAAAAGTAATATAAGGATTTTTACCGGGAAAATTTTTCCACCTAAAATGGAATCAAAACACTAATCTAGCACGAGAAGTTTTCTTCAAGAAGTTTAACTCCATAGCCTCATACTTAATCTTTTCCTTCAATGGTTTTGAAATAAGTTTTGGAACAGACTCTACATCGATACTATTCTTCTCACAGAAGTGAACGATAGCATCAATGTAATTCATGTCTTCATTATGTTGCACGAGATTCTCAATCTCTTGGGCAAACCGAGAAGGGCAGAAAAACTTATTCTCTAATGCTTTTTCTAATTCATTCTCCATTTGACCTAACACAGTGATGTACAATCTTTTTCCTCAACTTTTATTCATTCTAACACAAAGAAATTTAAAGTCAAGAAACTTGTTCTAGTTTATCGTTGACAAATTTCTTGATGTATTGTGTAAGTAGTCTGATGTATTTTGTTTTGTCGTATTCTTCGTAGACTTCTACTTCTCCGTTTTCGCAAGTCATGATAATCACAAACTTCTTTACGGATAATCCAGTGAGTTCATGAAGCATACATGCATACGCACAACACTGAACGAAGTATCCATCAATCCACTCTCGTGGTTTTGGTTGTTTAGAAGTCTTAAAATCGATGATTGAAAGTTCCCCGTCAAATTCTGCAATACAATCTACAGTACCAGCAACACCTAAGTATTGACTATAAAGAGAACCTTCAAGAGCATAAATGTTATTTATACGATCAAGAGCAGGTTTCGCAATCTTAAACAAGTGTTCTGAGATTGGTTGAACAGTTGGAAGATCTAAGTTCTTAAGGTGATGTTCAATTAAAGTATGAGCATCAGTTCCACGACTTGTTGCCTTACGAGTAATCTTATCTGCTTCCTCGTTCCCAACTCTTTCACGCCAAGCAGCAAACTTTTCTTTATTGAAGTGACTGATGACAGAGGTGATAGAAACAAACTTTTGCAGTTCATCACTATCACCTACTTTATAATAACGAACTCCATCAATCATTTCCCTCTCAAGAGAAGGGAGATTCAATTCAACATGATTAAACATCAGAGATTCAATTCCATTTTTGCGATGATGTATTCTTTACACAGTCCAGAACGAACAATATCTTCTGCTCCAAATTCAATCATATCAAAAGAAGGCATGACTCTCAGAATTCTCATAAAGTCAACGATACCATTACGTTCGTTAGTCTTTACAAGGTCTGACTGAGTTGCATCACCACAGAACATAATTTTAGAGTTCTCACCAACACGAGTAATAATACTATCGAGTTCGTGGAAATTCAAGTTTTGGAATTCATCTACAAGAATAATTGCATTGTCCAGAGTAGTTCCCCGAATAAAAGAAGTACTCCAAAAACTAATCGTTCCTTGAGTTTTGAGGTTTCCATAGAGCATTTCGAAAGCAGAATCGTCTGGCATCTCAAACATGTATTTCACCATGTTCTTATAAGGAATCTGATAAAGACTTGACTTGTCCTCATGATCTCCAGGTAGGAATCCAATCTCACGAGTTGCTACCAGAGAACGGACAAGATAGATTTTTTCATAAGGAGTTTTCTCATCAAGAACATCACGTAGAGCATTATAAAGTGTGATGAAAGTCTTACCAGTACCTGCGGCACCATAAGCAACTAAGTTCTGTTCAAGTTTATATGCCTTAAATAATGCTTCCTGATTGTCAGTAAGAGGCTCAATCGTCTTCATTATATCGAGATTGATTGGCTTCTTGCGTTTCATTTGTCTGTTACTCATTCCAAATGGTACAGGATTCGGTGCTCTTTTACGTGCCATATATTAAATTTTAAAAGGTTTTACAGTTGCTCCAGGCATTTTTGAAGCTTTACGAAGAACTTCATTCCACCCTGGATTTTTCTTTACAAGTTTCTCTTGCCACTCACCAACTTCACCAACTCCTGCACATCCCTGAGACCAATCTTTGTCCCAATCTGGATTATCTTTTCTCCATTGTTCATAGTCAGCAACTGACATGACAAGTTCTTGTGTATCACCTGTCTTTAAATTTTTAACTGGATATACTGGCATTGTTAAGAATAATGTATAGGGATATTTATTCGATAGTAATAGAAGGTGCATCAGAACACTCAGAGCATCCTTCACGAGTCCAACCAAGTGCTTCAGATACAGAAGGGAACTGACAAGTGAAGATACAACGAACCAGTTCAGCAATCTCCATGTGTTCCTTCTGTGTACCGTGAGCAGAACGCAGATCGATGTAGTGTATCCATGACCTTACAGAACCGGTCATATAGAGTCTTGTAGGAGTCGCCAAGGGCAGTACGAACCTTGCACACTCCTTTGCCACACCTTTCTCCAGAAGACGATTGTAGAGTCTCAGACCCTGCTCAAAATGAACACGAATATCTTCTGTCAGAGTCAGTTTCAAATAATCAGGAATATCATCAATACTGTTCTGACGATTCTTAGTATCCTGACGACGAAGTTCAGGAAGAGGAATAGTCTTGTTCAGAAGATTTGCATCAGCATACCGTTGCGAAAATTCTTGATATGTGAAAGAACGGTGCCGAAGGATTTGAGCTGCTAGACCACGAGTAGTATTAATTTCTACTGTCATACTTGCTTGCTCAAAGATGCTCCAGTGTTGGTGTTGAATACAATACTTAAGTAGTCCAGAGAACTTTTCGTTCTCCTGATTTGCAGGGTTACTTACACGAGCACAATATGCCATGTGCTTTTCTGCGTCAGGAGTAACACTGATTAATTTTACTTCTGGTTTCATAAACTCAAATTCTTCAATCTGGGTATCCATCATCGTCCTCAAAGATTTCATCGTAGTCGGTAAGGTGAGGAGCAACGTCCTCATAGTTTAAATAGGAATCTGTATCAGAATAAACTTCTGACTTAAGACAATCAACAAGAGATTCCAGATTCCTAATGATTAACTTTAGTTTTTCTTTGTCCATCTCATGAACCTCCACAAAGGTAATTATAAGCAAAAAAAAGAGGGGAGTCAAGTCCCCTCTGATTCATTTCTTCAATAATAAAATCTCAAAGTAAATTAAAAAAATGAATGCCGTCGATGCTCCAGTGATTGCAGCAATAGTAGCAATCATTTTCCTGCTCCTGCATTTACAAGAAGTGCCTGGTGACGGCGTTGTTCCTTTTGCTTCTGCTCTTTAATGAGTTGAAGTGCATTAAGTTTTTTCACTTGTGCCCCTCCTTTACAAACTTAATACCACGATAAGTTTCGTTGTATTGTTGAGGTTGCTGCATCATCTGCTGTTGATACTCAATACGTTTTTGAGTATCATATTCTACACCACGATATACGACTTTAGACATTAGGTTGCTCCTTTACTGAGTGTAAAGTGCGTTCCTTCGGTTTCCCTACTTCCGTCCCTTAGGATGAACGTGCTTTATATAGAAATTATTTTTTGTATTTTCTGCTACAGTTTAATCTCGCTGTCTCCAATCGTCTGGTTTATCTCCAGTAAAGAAATCAATAATATCATCAGCACCATTAAATCCAGTGCGATGATTTGATGGGTCAGGATCTCCAAGGTCCAACGCATTCATAAATCCATCAAGACTATCTTCAGTCATTTCAGGATTCGCAGCACGTCTTCTTGCTTGCCTTAAAATAGTTGCGGCAGATCTATTTGACTTTGCTAATTTTTCTGCCCAGATCATTTCACTTAACTCTACGGATTCGCCTTTCACAATTCTCTCGCAGATTGCTTCAAGGCGTAAACGATATTGGGTAGAGAGCATAGACTTCTCCAGATATAGTGTATTTAGTTAACGCTCAATATAACTCAAAGTATGTTCTTGAGCATAAAGTTGTTGGATGATAATATCACATCCAATTTTAGGATTACAATCTCCACAAGTATATACATCTACTGCTGCCTTCCCTTCTTCTGGCCAAGTATGAATACTAATATGACTCTCAGACAACAAACAAATTACAGTGACTCCCTGTGGTTCAAACTTCTTAGAAATAGTCTGAACCACAGTAGCACCACTAGCAGATGCAGCATTTTCTAATAAGTCAATAAGACATTTTTCATCGTCCAAAAGAACAAATGAACATCCGTAAAGATTTAAAAGATAGTGCTTACCCATTTTCTACGTCCTTCAGTAGTTCACTGACAATCTTCTCAGTTCCATCTAAGTTTTTGACAGTAAACACTGGAGACCGCATGTATTTTTTAATCTTCTTATATTTCTTAAGAAGATTTTTTACTTCATTTTTGTTGATTGATACATCAATCTTTTCTTCACTAAATCCTTCACTCATCTCTTTTTCTTTTTTTCTGGTGCTTTATATCCCCACAGTTTTGGGTTTACTCTTCCGTATCCAAAATCAATCTTACGAACTGATCCTGGACCATACTTATCATAATAGAAATCAAACAGATCAACTCTCTTTCTGCAACGGGTTACATCCAAGAAAGTTTCACCATCTACATTATACCAAATAAGATATGCATCATTTGGAAGTGATGAATCTTTTGCCTGAACCATCGTTGCTCTTTCAAAGAGAATCTCACATCCATATTCATGAGGCAGATATCTTGTCTTTTCCTTTTTAGATTCTGCCATTTTTCTCTCCGCAACTACACTCACGAACGATTGCCCCATTGAATATCAGGATATGCTTTTTGTACAATATCAAATGAGATATCGTATTTATTCTCCAAGTTTTTATCTTTTACAAGAACAAGAATATCTGCCTCAAGAGGATGAAGAGATTCGAGAATCTGAATAAAAATTGTCTCTCTACGAACTTTGGAAAGAGAATCATTACCACCTTTCACAAAGTTATAAAGATTCTTGTAATCTCTACGCAAAGATGAGTGATCCGTACCTAGTGGATTTTCATTAGGACGATAAGGAACTTCACCCTCAGGAAGAAGAGAAATAATACTCTCATCAAAGTTCCAAATGAGAAGAGTCTTCAGAGCATCATTTGCATACTCTTGAAGGATTTTAATCTTATCTTCTTCAGTCTCTTGCTCTTGAATGAGATCTAAAATCTCATTCATAAAAGGATTAGGAGGAAGTTTTTTAATCTCCTTTGGTTGAGTAGAGGTTGCTGTAGGTTTTTTTGCTCTACTAGTCGTCCTCTTCTTCGTCGTCGTATTCGTAGTCATTTTCAAATCTCACTGCTAAAATTTCGTCTGGAATTAAGTTTCCATTTTGATCAAACATTTCTGGGTGCGTATAAGAGGGATATGAGCTCTCATAGAAATGTTGCTTGGCCATCCATCCAATTACTCCACCAACAAAAAAGAACATCACTGAAACAAGAGTGCCGATGGTGAGTGTTACTGCTAACATTTTTCTTTCTCCGAGAGTTACTTTTTCCGAATGTCCAAATGAAATTCGAATTGTATGTGTATCTCTCGTCGAAAGAGAGAAATCATCTTACCAAATCTCATTTGGAATGTCTTTGGTTCTTCAGATTTCCTCCTCCGTTTTCTTAACAATAATTCCACACCCCGATTGATCTCGGGTTCAGAGTTATTTAGTTTCTTTTTTGCGTCTCCCCTTTCTTTTGTCATGATTATACTTCCAAGCATCTTCAAGGATGCCGTACAAATAGTTTCTTATTTTTCGTGCTTCTGGTTTAGGGATGTGACCATAAGCTTCACGAAGTTGTTTATGAATCTCATCAGCACCACCTTCAAGATAATCATCAAGATCCATTACTACATTACTGATGTTTGAAGCAGTAGAACTTT